TGTGTATATGGCAATGTACAAAGAATCTTTATCAATGTTAGGGTGACCTAACTCAAATGTTCTTGTTTGTATATCAAATGCAGTTTGAAAGAATTTAGGAAAATCACGAAGGTATCTGCGAGCGATTTCAACAACCTCAGACAACACTTCACTATGGGTACTCATACAGTTTCTCCTCTAGAGTCGGTTCCTGGAATGGTGTCTTGTTCTGGGAAATTGACGCTTGGGTGTTCGTCCCTCTGTCGTTTTGTCATAGTCCTACGGATACGGATAATATCCGTGACGGTTCCAGATGGTCTAGGGATTGGTCGTTCTTCCACTGTTTTATTGTACTAGGGTTCAGAACCTTGAGTTTTTACCACTTTCCAAGTGGGCAAACTGATTCCAATAATTTAGTTTTTAAAGGCATAAAACAGCCACATTGTTTACATTGCTTGGTTACTTTTATGTATTCGGTGCAATGATTACACGTGTTTAGTCTTTCATCAGATTGTTCATCGGATGCCCTTGGAACACTTGAATCAAGTAAATCCCAAGGTCGTGTAGTTCCCAATTTGTTTTTATACTCTTGCCATGCAGACGGCATCGCTATGTTCCTTAATTAGTTGGTTTTACAAAAACACCATTGTCATAAGACCAGCCAATACTTACTTCTCCAACTTTTGGTGTTGGTACTTTTACAACCTTTGGGTCTGAGGAAAGTACCGCATGAAAATGCTCAATTGCATCTGGTAAAACATGAATCCAGGCAACCTCGCCGTCTACAACATAGGCAAACCATGAGTGCGGAGTGCTGTAAAAGTCTGGGCTATTTGGTGAAATTGGTGTTGTTTCTTCTGCCATAAAATTATCCTATCTTAGTTTTTATTAATTATTGCAACCCACCCATGGAAACCATCCACAGCAGTTTGAACCTGCACCGCAAGATAACCCAGCACCAGTACCCGAAGTCAAACAATACCAACTTCCATTGACTGGTACGTCACCAGTAACCTTAGTACCACCACTAGCGCAAGGGTAGGGAGTGTACCTATACCACGTAGTATTGTAAGCAGGTACACCACTTCCACAGGAAATAATTCCACAAGTACCGCAGTTTCCACCGTTAATACTTTCATAACTGTATCCAGTGTAAGTACAACCAGCAATAGATGAACCAGTTACTGTAGCGGTAGATGAACTTACATAACCTACTTTTGTAGCCGTTACCGATGCTGTTGCAGAAGTACCATTAGATAATCCCGTTACCGATACTGTATTGGTAGACCGTGAAATACCTCCAGCAGTTGTGCTTAATGTGTAGGTATAGGTAGAATCGTAATTAGTTATGATAAATGAATAACTAGCAAGGTCAGATGTTGCTGTGGTTAGTTGAGGTGTATCTAACCCAATTCCTCCTGAAGCAGAAACAATTCCAGGAATCATATATCACACTATAATATTTCCGATAAGGACCCAAGTGTTTGTATCACGCTTAATTAACGTAGCGGCAGCCCAACGACCATTAAGTTTGGTTTTGTTAGTCTCTGAGTTTACAGTTACACCAGAAGCACCTTGGATAGTAACTTGACCAGTGTTGGTTTGTAGTAAATCAATACGGTCACCAATGGTAAAAGCAACTCCACTATTTAATGGCACTGTAACGGTGATTGGAGAAGTGTTACTTAATTCCACCATCCCACCTAAATCACCTAATCCAAGTGTGTAGGTAGTTCCTGTTTGCTGATTTGCTACAGACCTAAATCCAGCCTGTGCAGCACCAGTAGCAAGTTTTCCAGTGGTAATGGCATTGTCAGCAATATCTGCTGTAGCAATAGTTCCATTAACAATGTCTGCTGAAGTGATACTACTTGCAAGGTTTAGTTTGCTGTATGCAATCGCTGCTGAAGCATTTACATCAGCATTTACAATAGAAAGCGTTGTTTGTGAAGGGACAAACGTGCGCTTATCTATGATGTCATTAGATACAACTGATTGGCTTGCTCTACGGTAAACAGAGGCAAGAACAACGTCATTGGTTGTAACTGTTGGGAATGTTGGGTTTGTTGTGCTCGCTGTTCCAGTGACATAATCAATTGTTACTGTTCCAGTAGCCAACCGAGCGACCACTAAGTCAAAGCGGTTTCCAGTAGTTGGAGCCGCAGTAAGAACCAAAGCAGCGTTAGCGGAAACAGCGTAAAAAGCATCATCTAGGTAGGCTGTTCCAGCCGAAACTGAAACAGTGCTACCTGATGATGCCGTTACTTCACAACCACTAACAATTCCTCTACGACGGTTTCCAAGAATCTCAAAATCAAGACGGTCTGGTTCGGATTGGTCTAAACCAGATTTGTCTGTATCTGGGGCGTTTGGGATTGTAAAACCCGCCATATTACTCCTTACAGAGTGTCGTAGATGTTTCCATAATTCTTCAGATGGTCAAACAATTCCTGTGGAATGTTAAACGTTTTACCATCCACAAAATTATACACTTTGCCACCCCAGTACATGTTCCAAGTTCCCTTGATACGTGCTTGCTTAAGGTCACTTCCTTTTTCAGGAACAGGTACTGCAATTTCTTCTGTTTCTTCAATTGGTTCAGCAAATTGATTAGTTTTCTTTGTCATGTTTTCTCCTAGTGTTGTACGTGTAATACTAAAGGGGCGATGGTAGTTTACACCACCATCGCCCCTTGATTCTAACCTCTAAAGATTAGAAGGAGTCGTTAATTGCTCCACCCTTGGTGTTCAAAATCACACGGGATTCTGCGGTGATTACACCGAAGCCCCAGATTGCGTACCAAGCGAGACCATGCTCACGACCAAAGTCAATGACGCCACCGTCACGGAGTTCAACTGGCAAGGCAATTGCCTGACCGAATGCGTTGTCACCGATCATAATTGCGCTGTACGAGGTTGCTGTTGGGTCTTGGTAGCCAGAGGTTCCTGGAGCCAAGTCAACAATGTTCGTACCGCCCTTAAGTACTTGGGTGGTTTCAATGAATACTACGTCGTAGATGCGACCAATTTCACCGAGCATGAAGTTGCCAGGAGCGGCATACTTCGTTACTTCAATGAACTCAGGCCAGTCACGGAGCGAACGGCTCTGTGATGGGTGAACGAAGCAAACGTAGGTGTCGCCAAGGCGTGGGATGTTCTGACCTGCAAGTACTTCAACAGCGTCCTTAATGGTTGCTGGTGAGAGGTAGCCAGGAGCCGAAGCCGAACCTGCTGCCGAGTACTCGTAAGGTGCGATTGAACCACGGGTAGAACCGTTGGTCTTGCGACCAAAGACTACTGAAGGAGCAACTGCTGCTCCACCACCGAATGGAACGCCTGCGGCGTACAGCGTGTTGCGTGCCTGTACGTCCATGGACTGTGCCATGTGACGACCAAGCAAACGGCTGGACGACGCCATAACGTCATCAAACGATGCGTTCAAGAGAAGTTCAGTTACTGCAACCGACTTACCCTGTTCCTTCACCGTAATTTGAATCTGCGATGCTGACAATGCTGTTGGGTCCATACGGACACCTTCAACAAGTTCTGAACCGTTTGCAGCAACATCAAGGTTATTGTAACGCATGAAGTTGATGGTCAAACCTGGCATAACACCAAGTTCGGTCTTCTTTACTGCGAACTGCTCAAAGCGCAGAACGGGCATTGCCTGGAACAAGATTTCCTTGGACCAGATTGTTTGAATTGCAGGTGAAAGTGTTGAATCACTTGAGTAGCCAGTCGTCGTAATTGACGAGAGGTCTGCACCAGTGATAGAACCACCTGCTGGGCCTGGATATGCCATGTGTTTTTTCCTCCGTAGGAAAGGGTTATTGGTTGTATGTAAATTCTACTAGAGTTTCTAACACCGTGTTAGAAACGACCCCTAGAAGAACGTGCGTTTAAGAGCCTGTCACGCATTTTTTGGTACTGTTCCATGGACATATTGCGGATATCTTCCGCTGTCAACGTCTGCTGCTCCGATTGAGTTTCCATTGGCCCAACGGCGGGTGCTGTTACCAGCGCCCCCCTCAAGTTTCCACGCTGTTGCGAAGACGCTTGTTGGATTGATTCCAGAATAGCAGAACTTCGTTCACGAAGTACGCTGATTGAGGTTTCAATTTCTTCTACCGTATTTCCAGCAACGAGGTCAAGAAGTTCAGGAATGATTGTTTCCTGTTCTTCCTGCACACGGCGCTGTAGGTAAGAGATTAGTTGCTGATGCTCACGCTCTTTTTCAAGCAAAGCAGCAGAAGCCTGACGCTCTGCTTCAATAGCATCTAGACGAGACTGCCAGTCATTCTGCAAAGAATTGATTCGCTCGTTGAATTCATCCTCTCGCTTAAGGAGAAGTTCCTTAGCAGAGAGTTCTTCAACTTCACGTTGACGAATGATTTCAGCCTCTTTACGAGCCTGTTCTTCAGCCTTTTTGATGGCTTCTTCACGCTCTGCGGCGATAACAGCCATCTGCTGTTCCATGCTCTTTACACGGTTGTCAGCATCTTCAAGACGCTTGTACATCTTGTCTTTTTCTTGCTGACGGATTTTCTCAACATCATCTGGAGTGAATGTTGGTGTTTCTTTTGAAACAGGCACTTGATTACTTACTTCTTGTGCTGCTTCTTCAAATAGGACTACATCCCCTTCAGGGGCATTCTTCTTGCTACTCATATGTACTACCTCGTTAGTTGGGCTTATTAGGGCTTAATTAATGTTCTTTATTATTCTTCGTCTGGGACTCTACGTTGTGCAAAACGAGCACCGTAGGTCTTGCTAACCAATTGATTCATCAAATCGGCTTCTACAGGATTTATTGCCGTTCCTGGCATTGGTCCTGAAGAACCCTGTGCAGATGATACATCAGAACCACCTGCGCTTGCTGGCTGTGGACCTCCCTCTGCTGGGAGCATTCCTGTTGCCATCATTACCGCCTGACCAATCTGCGAGCGGAGCATGTCCAAGGCTCCTTGGTCTAAGGCGTCGTCCATTAATTCTTCAAAGATTTCAAGCATCTTTTCGTTCGGGAATTCTTCACCGAGGATTCGGAGAGCGCCACGCTTAGATTCAAGCCCAAGCGCCATCTTGGACTGTACTTCATTAAGTTTAATAAGTACATCAACAGGCAGTGGCTCAGGCCAGTGAACCTCTGTTTTGTAAGTAACAGGGTCAAATGGGTCTAGTTGTGGGAGGTTATCTCGCTCTAATGGTGCTGCTTGACTTGGGTCGTACATCAACATTTCTGGTCGGAAAATAGCCGCAGTACGAATAATGATTTCGTTTAGACGCTCAAGACCCTTTGTAAAATGAATCTTTTTCATCATAAAGCGGTTCATCATTGGCTGGTATTGAATAGCCAAAGCAACGCCCGATGTGTTAGATACTGGTTGTGCTTGTCCCAATGCAGTCTCAGGAACACCTGTAATTTCGTGCATAGTACGCTTCAACATGTTGACGTACTCTAAAGCACCAGCCATTTCACCACGTGATTCAAGGTTAAACACACTTGCGTCTTTAGGCAGACCTGCCCATACCTTCTTAGGACCACGCTCTAGTTGCGAAGCCTTAGCACCTGTGATGATTGTTACTGGTGCGGCGTGATAGTTGATGATGTCTGAGACTTCAACCATTTTTTCGTTGAGTTCACGGTTGAGTGGGATGATGTCCCAAATGTCCGACTGACCCCAAGGCGAAGACGAAATAGTCGCATTAGGGATATGCACAATTGGAATGGTTCCAAGTGCATTTGGGTACTGGTCAATCAATTCATCATTGATGTATTGCTGAACCATTTCCTCTGTAAGGATTTCTGTAAAGGTATATACCTGACGAGTACCTTCTGGAGATGTTCCCCAGAAACGATACTTAAGTTTGAATCTGATGATTCTGTCACGGTCATGTGGGTGATACTCAGGGAAACAATGCGCTGGGTTCAAAGGAATGATGCGAATTCGTCCTTCGTTTACAATCCCAGAAGCGTCTTGATACGGTTCTTCATAAGCAACTTTTACAAAGCAGTCACCTGTTACTGACGCAAGTTGTCCCATTTCCCACAAGACATAATGCTTATTGTTATGTCCTTCCCATACTTTGTGCAGAAGGTGTGGAATGATTGCACCATTTTGCTCAGGTACTTTGAACTGAATACCCTTACCAAAACAGAAGTTAGTGATGTAGTCCGACATAGTACGGACATAGTTCATGTAGAACTGTGATTCGCCCATCTCACGGCGGTACGACCAATGATGTCCTAGGTACCACGCCCAAGCCGAAGCGTATCGGTTTAGACGTGGACCATGGACTTCAAATTCTTCGTCGGCAAGTTCTACTAGGCCAAGCGGAGAAATGGATACAGTAAGGTCACTGGATGCTGCTCTATATGAGGGAGACCAGAAGTCAATCGGCATTAGTTACCCTTTGCATGGAAAAACGAAGTAATAAGATATTACTTCTTTTTTGCTGCTGTTGTTTTCTTGGCTGGAGCCTTCTTTGCAGGGGCAACATCCTTCTTCACAGGGGCAAAGTCAATGGCTTGCGTAGCAACCTTCAACAACAAAGCGGTGTTTTTATCACCAATTTTGGTTGAAACTACTGACAAAGCGGTTGCAACTACTGGAACTAGCAAGGCAATAAGTTCTGGTGAAAGGTTGAACTGTGTTCCTGCGTAGGTCAATACACCAAGGGCTGCACCCTTGATTGCTGCGTCTGCGTGGTTTTTCTTAAGGTCTGACATGATTTCTCCTAAGTTGTGTACTTTGATTATACAGGCTTGCGCCTTTTGCTGTTTGCCTCACACTCTTGAATGAATGTTTGGTATGGTGCGCCAGTATAGGGGTCATATTTGGCAGCGATGGTGAGAGCCTTTAAAGCAATAGTTTTAGATTGCTGAACGGTCAATTTCTTTTTATTGGCTAAGACCTGTAAGGCACCAAAAGCGTAAGACGAGCCAGACCCTATGGAATATATGCCACTGGCGTCAGAAGCCCACGAGTAATCCCCATCAACTATGTAAATTGTTCCATTTACTACTACGAGGATGCTTGAGCCTTGTTCTGCGATGTGCTCTTTGTTTTCGTTGAGGTCTGGGACTGAGTACCCTTGCGTGTCAAAGCATTCACGGAGTGCTGGTATAAACTTCGCCGTAAAGAACTGGTCAAGTTTCTTCCCTCTAAGGTTTGGTGGCGCTGGTGGCGGTTGGAACACGTGATGGAGAATGTTGATGGCCCGTACATCTCCAGCAGCACCAAGTAAATATTTTCCATTAGTTGAGACCTTACTCGCCCCTTCTTTGAGCGTTCCTACTTGGGCTAGACCGCCAGCGAACATGGTAGAGATACGTGAATCTACACAAACTACTGCAAATCCATCTCCCTGCACGCCCACAATGGTTGTCATGGCTATTCTGCTGAGTACTCAGTGCCTTGGTAAATAGCCCAGCCATTATAGATGGGAATTACATCGTATGAAAAGCGGTGTGCTCCATCGTCTTCGTAACGAACTACACCCAGACCTTGTTGCCAGTTTTCGTGGCGAGTTAACGGGCGTCCGTCAAGGTCTACGCCACCTTTTGTGCTGGGTATGGCACCGTCAATGCGAGCAAGGCAACCAGGAGAAGCAGCCATAATGGTTCGTGGACCATCAAAGTCTTCACGTGTTTTAAATGCTGTTTCAATACGATGAATGTGTCCATAGATAACGCTCGTCTTTTCATTGTTAAGGTAAACGTGAGCAGTTGAACCTGACGACTTCACACGGTCACCGTGAATGATTCGTAACTTCTCATTGACCCAATAATCCGATGCTGGATAACCTGGACGATACTCAATGCCAAAATCATCCATACGACAAAGATATGGAACTGAGAGTACAGGCCATGAGTCTGGTGTATTTCCTTTGCGTAGACCATAAGCCGCCGCCGCATTTTGCACAAGGTACTTAGGCATGCGTTCTTCGTGGTTTCCTGCAAGCCAGATAATCTTTGCTTCAGGAGCAGCCGCACGAAGTTGAGCACAGAACAGCGTTGCACGGTCAATTGATGCTTGCGTTGTTTGTGCATACGCAGGGTATGTCACATACTTACCCATTTCAGGGAAGTCAAGGTTGTCACCAACAAGAACAATGATTTCTGGTTGTAAATCTTTAGCAACCTTTAAGCAAATCTCAAGAGCCTTTTCATCGTGTGTTGGTTCTAACAAACCTTCACGATTACGGTAGTAACCAATCTGAATATCAGGTGGAACTAAACAAGTTTTAAACGTTGTTGCTTTCTTAGCCTTTGCTTTAAAAGGTGGCAACTTAATTGCTGGTCCTTGTTGCACAACAGGCCACTCTGGACCAGTTTCCCACTTAGGAGAAAACTGAATAGCAGCAAGGTCGTGAATTTGTGCTTCACCTTCAGAGTCTTTAGTAAGTGCTTGATATAACTTGACTCGTTTGATATCACCTATTTCATTGATATCAATGTTCTTGCTTTCAAGCATCTCCACCAATTTGCCAAGTAACTTGGTCTTATCTTGGGCAGGTGCGCTTAAATCATTTATCAGACTGGTCACAGAAACACTCCTTGTTTACATGTCGTTGTACGGTACTTACACTAATACCATATCCGTGACTACGCAACACCTTAGAAAGCCATACAGAACTGTAGACTTTGTTTTTGGCTTGGGCGCTATCGTTACGGATAGTCTCAATTGATTTACTTAATTGCTCACGTTCCGCATCAGAAATATCTAAAAGTATCCTGCCTAATTTGCAAGGAGCGTTTTTTATACTTCGTAACGGATTTTGTAAGGATTCTATTAATGACTCTTTAGACAAATTGTGCTCCAACTTATATTCGGGTAACTACACTGCTTTCTGTTGCTGCGTAAACTCTACCACCGCTGGGGGAACATTGTTACCTGCTACATAGCGCAAGTGCCATGGTTCTTCAGGAACAACTTCCCACGAAAAGCCGAACAATTTAACATTAGCAATTAACCACTTTAGACGCTTTGGTTCTGATGCTGAGTGAACATCAACCGCCAAGCCGAGGTTATGCTGCGATTTACCAGGTGTAGCCAAGGTCGCCATACCCTTCTTCAAGTACCAAGTCTTACCTTCAAAGGTCTTGGTCTTGCCAGTTCCTGTATCCTCAAGGCTGTAGCGTTGTAGGAAGCCTTTTTTCTGCAACTCGTATTCTCTATATGTGTCGCCTGCTGAAGTCGGTTTTAGTTCAACGCCTTCAGCCTTAGCCTTAGCCACCATAGCAGCCCATGCGTCTGCTGCAAGATGGTGCAACTTTCCACCACCTACTGCTGGCTTCAACAACTTGTCTGGAAGTTTTCCAGGCTGTACCCCTTGCAAATCAAGGGGCATTTTTACAGGAACAATATAATCCCAAGCGACTTTGCTCATTTTCCTTCTTTATCCTTCCCGTCAACTTTGTTGAACACGGCGTTGATTTCGTCAAGACTAAGTTTACCATCGTCAAGAAACGCCCTTGACAAACCTTCTACTACAAATGCAACGCCAGCAATACCAGCCATAAAGCAGGCTTTCCAAAGAGGCACTCCAGCGATTGCTCCTGCACCAATAACACCTAAGCCTGATGCGGCAAAAGTTGCCAGAATACGAAGCATAATGTTTTGAAACTGTTTCATTTCTTTTCCTTATCCATGTGCCAGTCAATGTGTGTGTTTAAACGCCCTGCAACAGTTTCTACACCTTGACGAACTTTACGGAGTTCGGACATTACGTTTGCGTGGTCTTGGCGATTTTCTACTCTGAAGTTCTTGAATTCCCTTATAAGAAAACCGACTCCAGTTCCGACTACGGGTATAGCAGCCGCAATGATAATCGCCCATGCGTCACTCATCTAACTGTTTCCCTTTAAATGCTTTAGTTCTTGGTAGTCGTATTTTCGCTGTAGGTCTAACTCATTAATGTTTTGAGGGTTAGCCTTGTTATACAAAAACTGAGCACGATTACGCATACGTTTAGTATCAATAAAACGAATGCGGGGCTGTACACCAGCACCCTTTAGTTTGGTCATCGCTCTATGCGGTTTAAACGCATCTAGTGGGTCTTTTACACTCTGAGCCGAACTAGATTCACGACGGGCTGATTGGTACTTGTTTCCAATAAAGCCTGTTCGCCCACCTGGGGCTTTTGCTACATACTTATTTTGAAAGTTGTAGTCATATCCAAGGTTTCTGCCTGTGTGTTGGTCGGAATAAAACTCTGACCAACGAGCACGACGCATTGCAGAAAAGTCGTATAACCCACCACTTCTTGGACTACTTGCGATAGGGGACCCAGATATACCAGAACTTAATGATAAGTTCAGACGTCTAGGTTCCCCACCACGCATAGTGTGCCGCCAGTTCTACTGGCTAATCAGTCAAATACGACTGTTGGGTTTGGACGGTTCATGTGAGCGCCTGAGTTCATCTCACGCTCAAACATTGGCATACCATCGCCTGCCATTGCACCTTGTACAAAGTCTGAAAGAACTACAGGAGCCTCAATCCATGAAGCCGAACCAACGTGAGCACGCTCACGCATGGTGTCTTCTGGGTGCTTGTAGAACATTTCTGGGTTGTTGTGGTTCTGACGACCAGGAGCCGATGCAGTGTCAACATAAGCACCTACAGCAAAATCGTTAGGTACGTCTGTGTCTGTTGCTACACCTTCTTCAAAGCGAAGCGGTCCTTTGTTTCCAGGAATGCTTGGTGCGTAGTCAGTTTCAAACATGACTGGCGAACGCTCTGGGAACATTGGTGCTGGTGATACATTCATTATGAAATGCCTCCAAATAGGGGATTTAACTTTCTACTACTGTACCATTTTTCATAGCACCGTTATCGGAAAAACGGTGACATACCCACTTGAACCTCTGGCATTGTTTCAAAAACAGTCATAGAACAAGCCAGCGCAAGGGAGTCTGGGTAGTCGTCAAATGCACCTTTTTCTTCTGGTGCAGACGCTAAAAGGTATGGACCTTTGTACACCTTTTCAAGGTCTGACATTTGCTGATTAAAGCGTTTCCATGTTCTGGTACGGCGAGCCTTTGAGTGGGCTGGAATAACTAGTTGTTCACGTTGGATTAGTTCTGTTAAATGAACCCAGCGTTCGTGTTGTGCTTTGGCGTCAGAGGACACTGCAAGTACGTCTGTTTCAGGCATCAGCAATTGGAGGCGTTCTGCTACAGCACCACCAACACCCTGTGAGTCTACGCCCACACGAAGAACCTCATAGTTTCGTAGGAAGTCAATGATTTCAAAATACTGACTTTCCCATTCTTGGTTGTTGATTTCTAACCAGTTAAGGATGCGGTGTTCGTAAAACCCAAATGGGTCTGGATGGTCCCAGTCAACCCATACGACAGTTACTACCGTAGAGTCCGTTTGACGGGCTACGTCAATGCCCACAACTACTTGGGTACGCCACCACTGTTTAACAAGAGGCATGGATTGGTCGTATAACCGTTCCATTCTTTCCTCAGTAATGAACATACCTTTTTCAAGAATCCATTTATTGCAGTAGGACATTTGAAATTCGTCGGAGTCCTCACCAATACGCATTTTTTCTTTGGCAATAAACTTTGCATAATTAGGGTTGTATTTAGATGCCATTTTGTGGTCGTACTCAAAATGAGCCTGTCTATGGCGTTTACCACCGTTTACGGCACGTCTTTTATTGAATTGAATCATTTTATAGAAATACGATTTATTACGGTTTGCTGTACCAGTTAGACAAATACTTCCGTTATTAAACGCCAACATCGGTTTGATTGATTTGGCAATCATGGTTTCGTCGGCTTCTTGAGCCTCGTCAATCATTACAAAATGGTATGTTTTTGATTCAATCTTGGCTTTAGGGTTACAGGTTTGCATACGGCAAAGGGAGCCTGCGTGCTTAAGGGTGATAATACGACCCTTACCACGAGTACCACCAGAAGCCGCTTTGTCGTCAATCTCTGGGTCAAGCAAGAATTCAAGAGCATGGTCGCTAGTTAGTTTGCTGACAATGCGGCTAAACACCGTATCCGCTTGGTCTTCAGTAGGCGCAAATACTCCACACCAAAAACCCTTTTCAAACTTAGATAACCATGTTGGATATACAGGAGCAAGTTTTGGAAGAATGACCATCATGGATGCCATGACTGCTGACATAACCTCAGACTTACCACTTTGACGAGTTGCAATAATGGTAAGTTCATCACCGTCGCCTAGAACAATAGATTCAATCATTCTGTAAGCAATAGGCAACTGATATGGAAAGAATTCAACGTCGCAGAATTCTTCAGTGAAAACAATGAGTCTGTTTACTAGCCCATCAATAAACTCAGCAGAGGTTTCATCAAGTTCCTCTGCCAATTCTTCAATGTCTAATAGACCCTCGTCTTCAATTTCAAGCATCGTTTCTTCTCTCTAATTCCAAGTACAGGTTGTTCAAAATGCTTACCAATTCTCCCACTTCTTTGACATCCCCGTTGTGATAACGCCATTTATCAAATGAAGACCCTAATTCCATAATGGCTGTGTCAAACCAAGATGTCAGGGATGGGGTGTCTAAACGAGCAATTCTTGCTGGAGTTGTTGGCTTTTCTTCTGCTTTCTTTTTCCAGAACATTACCAATTTCCTATTTCTGTTGGGTCATAACTCAAATGACGACCACCTACAGCAGACAACAAACCTTCTTCTTCATTGTTTACTGGGTGTTTTTTACAAACGCCAATTTGAAATATGTACTTTTTGAATTTGATTTGTATTCCTTTACCTTTTCTCCAGTAGCCACCGATTTCATGTACCCACGCTTTACACATTCGTGGAGTTTTTTCATTTGCGGTATCTCTGTAAATCCAGTAAACCTTTCCAAAACCTTGTACTACATTTAGTTTTTTCATTATCGTTGCAGTCTAATACCTGCACCATCAGTTCCGCTGTTCTGTGGGATACCGCCCATATAACCTCCGACTTCTTCTGCTGTTGCTGGTCTACGTGGTTTACTATTTAAAATGGCGTTGATGTGGTGACCCTTAGAGTTGCTACGGGCAAAATCTACATATTCTTGATATGTCATAGGGCCATAACGCCAGTTTGGTCCTTTTGTACCATTTTTGTGAAAGCGCACATAGGCGTAACCCATAATTACACCACTGGTTTTTGTCATGGTTAAACTGGCGTCTTTTACAAAAACATGACCACACAAGCGAGTACTTGCTCCAGGACCTTGCCCATAGTTCTGTGGGTTGTCTGGTTTGTTAGCAACCTGTGCAACTGCTGTTGCTTGGTAAATACCTAAGTCTTCTGTACGGACTCGTCCGTTTTCATCAAACTCTGGAACCTCACCTGCAAAGCCAACACTTCTAGCCGCCTCTGCTGCTTCCTTTTCACGTTGTGCCGCTAATAGTTGTGGGTCATTGCCAGAAGCAATGGCAGCCATCTCATCACGCCACTTTTGCAGTGATGCAGGGTCAATTCCAGGTTTACGTCTTGCCATGCGCCTATTTTACAATACTAGTCGGTATTGGTATTAGACTTTCCATCTAATTCTGCGTTGTAATAGGCAAGACCACCCCTAAGCCCAAAAGAACCAATAGGGAAGGAATTAAAGGCCAGACTTATTCGCTTGTCCGAGTTAGTAACAGGGACTGAGTGTTCCATCCATGATGGGAATAGGAGAAGGTCTCCATTTTCAACAAAAACCTCTTGTTGTAGTCTTGTGAAGTCATTTTCCGCTGATTTAGGGAATGAAAAAGAATTGGGGTCTCTGTGCCTATGGAAAACAAGTTGGTCTCCAGAAGACACATTTAGATAAAACACACCACTAAAGACCGAGTTGAGGTGTGTGTGTCTTGGGTGTGATTGACCCTTCTTGCTTATGTTCAACCAACTCTGGGTTATCCTAAAATCCGTATCAACAATGTTTAGTGTCTCTGTTGCAAACAGTAACATTTTGTCAACACAGAACTTCTTTATGTCCGACATTTCTTTGTGTTCAAGAACCATGTCATCTACTGTTGTAAGGTTGTTTGTGTTAGGGCGCAATTCCTTTAAAATATCGTTAATTTTAGAAATCTCAACATCAGTAAAATTTCTTCCAATGTTGTGTTTTACTACTGGTGTAGCAAACATTACTTCCACTCCTTCGGTGTTCTGTAGATTCTTCTGTACGCACCAGAAAGATACTTTGTTATTTTTCTGTGTTCTTTGTTTCTCTCAGCCTCGCTTCTAAGTAGCATTGACGATTGCCACGAGTCCCTCTTAAACGGGATAATTTGAAACATTGGAGTTCCTGCTGGAATTATTCCCTCAAAATCGTTGTCCAAAAAGAATGGAACTTTGCCAAAAGGTATAAACATTCCAGCGTCAGTGTCCATTATTCCTTCAGATACTCTGAAGGGTAATTCAAGCCTATTTATTGGATGAGTTATCAAACAGGAAGTTCCCTTTGGGGTGTGCACTTGGTATGGGTTTTGCCACACCAATTCAAATTTGTGGTACCTGTTCTCACGTTTAGCAAGAGTGCCTTTTGCAACCCTAACAACAAGCGGTGATGGTTTACTGGACGAAACATACTCCACCTGCCCATTTACTACAGACACATGTACATCGCACCAAGTCTCCTGTATGTATCCTGCGGTCATTGCATCCAGTACAGGCATACACGATTTGACAGTTGTGTTCATCCTTCCTGTAGAGGAAAATGACTTTACCCCATTTTCTTGAATAGGCATTTGCTTATACCATTCAGGAAGGCAAAGACTTGCTGGTCGTGGCATTGGTATGTTCTCTGCAACAAACTCATCGCTTGCTTCAAAAACTATATTTAGTTCAGTCATCTAGAAGGTTCTCCGCAATCTCGCTAAGTATTATTTTTCGTAATTTTGAATCCTCAAATACCCTATAGTTTTCTGACATTCTTGCAAGTTTTGATAGCGGTTTGTTATGTACCAGCCCAAGGGCAATGTCTGTAAGTCTTTTGTTTATCTGAAACCTTCGCATGTTTACGGGTCTTTCAGTCTGCATTTGTATATAGCAGAGAGCGTCGCCAACAGAAAGTTCAATATCTGACAGCCCGTCCCAAAGGTTTACCTCAGAGTTGAGCGGTCTAAACCATTTGCCTATATTGAACTGACCTGGCACCACCATCCCGTACTTAGAAAGATTAGATAGTTCAAAGAATGGGGCAGTAAGAGTCGCTACCAAATCTTCTTCACTAAACATAATGAACGGATGATTTAGGTATACGAGTTTTTGATTAACAACTGACGGTTGATGGAATATTTCAGCCTTTATATGGGTTGACTTTTCCCTGTTTTTAGGCACGGAAACCTCAGCCTTTGTATCAGATACCTTTATCTTTTGCTCTACTGGCGAGCGCATGACAAAAGTATTTTTCATCAAGGTTGATGTTGCAGGGCATTGAAAGAATGATGGGGTTGTGTTGCTAGTGTTCCTATTAGGGAAATTTTCTTCAAATACCGATTTTAGTGGGAGGTATGTGTGCGACAAATTAAACCCTTGGATATCCGTAAACGGAGACCAGTAGACATTTATTGATTTCATTTTTCCTCTAGTATAAAGTGAGTTTTCCAACTCCTCCAGAAATAGGACCTTGGTGATCCATTGCAATTTGTTCTTCTGCGTTTCCTATCTGTTCATTAAACTTTGGAAGAAGAAGCAAAGAGAAATAATCAAACGACTGTATTGCCGTTAAGTAAGCATGCAGTTTGTGTGGGTAAAACTGGAACCTGCTTTCAAAAGCCTCAAGCATTTCATCTGTTGACTCTTTGATGTTATCAACAATGCTTTTCATTAAGTCATCTGTCAATTGTGGAAACTCAACAATTAATGCAAATAACGTAGGTATGTCACTTAATGAACATTGAGCCACACCACCATCTTCTGTTGGGTATTCAACAAGAGGTCCAAGTGCTGACGAGATTATTTTGTACGACATAATTACCACTTCCCTAATGGACAAGACTGTGACGGAATCCTAGCCTTGACTTGCATAAAACAACCACATTCTTTGCATGTCATGGTTGGTTTAAACAACCTTGGACATTCCCTACAGATAGTCAATCTTTCATTGGCCTTGTTGTCAGTAGACATTGTACTCCTTATTAAATCTGGTAAGTAGCCCTATCTGGCTGCCTACGCCCTAGGGCTGGAAGCCTACCATATTTAGCAACAGGTGTAGCGGTAGCGCTAAATTCACAGTTGGTTCCTACAATTGAACCACCGTTTGGACAGTTGTAGCCAGTTGCCGAGAAGGTTCCGCAATACGGCACAACGCACACGGACCCGTTAAACCAACCACCACAGCCGCATGGGTAAGGGGTACATACGTTTGCGCCATACGCATAAGAGTCACATGCGTAATAGTAGTACGTGTAAGCATTTCTAGGGTATTGACATACAGTTCCACTAAGGGTTCCATATGAACACGAATAGTTATTAAAGAATTCTGGTGTTCCAATTATCCAAGAACTAATTGGTGTTGTTACCAATCTTCGCTGGTCAAACGTCATTAGCAATTCCTAATCTTTCAACAGATGTAACGGTTTCTCTTTGTTCACCATCTTCGGTATCAACAATTTCTGTTGTTACTTTAACTCTGTATACGTCTGAACCAAGAGTTAATGTACCCAACTTTGTTTTTGGGTCCCATTCAAGAAGGGTATTGTCGTATGACAAACGATCTTCTTCTGGAGTTGGAGCGTCAGACATTACAAGATCGTGTTAACAAATCCGTGGATTGAAACAACGTTTGCTGTTGCGGCAAATGCTCTAACCGTGAGGGCGGTAGCGTTGCCCTTAAGAATCAAACCTGGAACAACCAGGGTTAATCCTGCTTCAGCAGCAACTGTGAGTTCAATATGAGAGTTTGGTGCGGTTGCATCTCCCCACTCAACTGTTAGTTTCACACCTGTAGCAGAAGTGTTAACTGCATACAACCATACTTCGTGTAAATGTGCAGTGTTTGTTGGGCCTGTGTGAATCAGCGTTCCAGCAGTTGCGGTTTGGGCTACAAGAACAGCCTTCCCATCTGTTGACCCACTCAATATTGTCTTAGCAAAAGTTGCCATTTAATCTCCTAACTACTAAATACTCGTGTAGAAATAACCGATTGGTCAGTATCGTAAACCGCATCAAGACCATTGGTTCCATTGGTGCCACTGGTTCCACTAACACCTGCCGCACCTGCTGGGCCAGCAATACCGCCATAAGCAAGGCTAGTCCATGCGGTTAGACCATCACCGATCTTAAACTGGTCGGTATCTGTTTCAATGCCCATCTCACCTTCAGCAAGGGTTGGGTTGGCACTAGTCCATGCAGACGCAGTACCACGGCGAAATTGAATCTGTACAGCCATAGGGTACTAGTTTACCTTAGAGTTACCAAGTGATTGAACCAGTTGACAAGAATACATACGTCTTATAACCGTTTGCGTTAGTCATTGTTACACCACTTCCTGTAGTTAAAGCAGTTGGGTATGTTGATGAGGTTCTAATCACAACTGCTCCTGAACCACCTGCTCCACCGTTACCAGTAGAGTGGCCTCCACCGCCACCTCCACCACCAGTGTTTGCGCCACCAGCGCCACCAGGATAGTTAGTATCACTGTTTGTACCGCCAGTACCAGCAATACCTACGTTACGTCCCCCAGTACCACCTGCTCCAGGACTTGTAGTTGCTTTTGCACCGCCACCGCCACTGCCTAAACCACCGTTACCACCAGGCATTGCTCCTGTGTAACCAGAGCCACCACCACCACCACCGTAGTAAAAACCATCAATAGGGTTAATAACACCAGCGCCACCATGTCCTGGAGTAGACCCTGACACGACTGTGGCTCCGTTTGCTCCTGCTCCAGCGCCTCCACCACCAGCATAGTTAAGACCATCGGCACCAATACCATTACCACCAGTTCTTCCACCGTAGGCAGTTCCTGTGGCACCTGCTGGAATTGTGTCTATTGTTCCAGTTTGTCCTGCTGTCCTTACACCGTCCGAAGAACCACCTGCACCGTTAGCACCACCAGTAGCATTAGCATTATTAAAATAAGATGATGCACTTCTGTTCCAACCTGCTCCACCACCTTTACAAGTAGCGCCTGCAAAAGAAGAAGAAACCCCAATACTTCCACCAGTATCAGCACCTTGACTACTGCTTATTGTTCCAGCACCACCAGCACCAATTGTAACTGTGTAAGTGTTTCCGTAAACTAGTGAACTAGAACTTACGTACATAGCACCACCGCCACCACCGCCACCAGTTAATGATGTTCCAGCACCGCCTCCACCGCCAGCAATGAAGTACTCAGTAGTAATAGAATTATTAAAAATAACTCCATTTGACCAGTTTGTGCCTGTGTATATTCTTAGTAGGTTAGTATCTGTTTCGTAAATACTTTGACCTGTATTAGGGGTTGCGGGACGTGTAGTACTAGTACATACAGTTAAGCCACCAGCACCAGCCGCAATCTTTGCAGTAGTTACTG